TCTGAGAAAGATCCCTGACCGAAAGGGTACACTAAGAATACAGCGAATGCTGCTGACACTGGAGCAGAGTATGCTACACAGATCCATGGTCTCATGCCTAGTCTGTATGATAGTTCCCACTGTCTGCCCATGTAAGCAGAGATTCCGATTAGGAAGTGGAAGATTACCAACTGGTAAGGACCGCCATTGTATAACCATTCATCTACTGTTGCTGCTTCCCAGATAGGGTAGAAGTGTAGACCAATAGCGTTAGATGATGGAACAACTGCACCAGAGATGATGTTGTTACCATACATGAAGGAACCTGCTACAGGTTCTCTGATTCCGTCGATATCGACTGGAGGTGCTGCTATGAAAGCAACTACGAAACATGCTGCTGCTGCGAGTAGGCATGGAATCATTAGGACACCGAACCATCCAACATAAATTCTGTTGTTAGTTGATGTTACCCATTCACAGAACTCAGGCCATCCTTGTAGGAGACCAGTTTGTCTGCGTGTAATATTTGAGGTTGTCATTTTAGTAAGACGTTTAAATAGGGCTTCAAGGGTAGAAGCGATATTTATTTCCTGTAACCCCTCGCTACAGGATAAAGAGACGAAGTATTATACTGCCTACGTAGGTCTCGGTTGGGAGCAGTGTGTATTTTTATTTATCTTAGCATATCGTAACAATTGTGTCAACACATGAGTATAATTACCTAAATAGGCATCAGCATAAGTGATGACTACCATAAGATAAACTTATCTATCATGTCTGCAAGTAGTATGTGTGCTTGTCTGGTGGGGTGGTAGGAAATAGGATTTACTAATTTTCTCCTTGCTAAAAATTTTATCCTATTACAATCACTGATCCATTCAGAGAAATGAGTGTGATCTTTACTGAAAAGTAATCCTTCACTACTACACAAGACACTCATCAAATCTCTTGGATTTTGATTACCCATAATCATGTTAGGACTTTTGTAATCATAATCATGGTGATTGAATGTATCAAACCAATAGTTATTGACACCTATCATTTTGAAATACTTATCCCAATGCTCTATCTGTGTTGATAATCTTTTTACCTCTACATCATAATCGTAATGATACTTTCTAAGTATACTTGTCAAGTCTTTTCTATCGTCAGTTATAAAATAATTCTCATAATTTTTTCTTTCGAGACTCCACAATTCCATCCTTGCTGTAGACGTGAGTCCCCATAGCACAATAACATTATCATAATTTTTATAGTCATCTGTGTTGAAATATTCTTCTGCTCTTCTGAATTGCTTACAGTTTGATGATCCACCACCTGCATGATTCACGTTTACATAATTGTGTCTACTCGATAGTAATGTTCTAAAACAATATTCATCTTTTAATCTTCTACCTTCACCTTCATGCTGATACTTTTTACAATCAGTTGTAGTCTTCATGTTAGCATACAAGGGTATGTCAGCATCGTACCAACTGTACATACCTATTGTCCAACTACAACCGAATGTCACCAATAGGTTCATGTTTTTGGTAACCTTGGTGTCAGAACATTCTTTCTTACATAGTCTCTAAAAGACCAACCCCAATCCCACACATGCATCTCATGCAATTCGTTTGGTAGATCTGTCAGACCCAATGACCTCTTCAATCTCCTTACCCAGAAGGTGTTACTCCTATTTGAGCCTGTATTGACAGGCCAATTCTCTACACCATCTCTTACGATCTTGAAATTTATCTTATCTTGTATAGAGTATTTGCCATTAGTAGTTTTGATCATGGTAGGATCATACCACCACTCTCCTTGTGGTATCCACATCTGTGATGATGGATCCTTGACATCTTGCCATCCGATTTCCCATATCTGATGCTCATCATCAATGCCAGTGATGGGTCTTATCTCTTTCAGTAGATCGTAGCACTCCTTCAGTACATCAGTATAAGTATTATGCTCAGTAAAATGACCTGCTTGTGGATGTCTTTTATTCCTAGCAATCTTAGACTTAGGTGATGTGAGATCAATACCTATGGTCTCCCAATCATGAATCCTACTCCACTTCAATCTTGTAAGTTGTCTTGCACAATCAAATGATATCTGATCACGATTTGATCCTATCTTACTATACTTCCACCACAGGTCATGAAACTCTGCCATCTCATCATCAATCTGTCTCCATATACATGTGAGCACTGGTGAGTAGTATTGTTTGAAATCATATCCGACATCGTCTAATGCATGTACAAGTTCTAGCATCTGTTCTCTGCTATTAAAGTTAGCACCGAAACCTTCCATGATCTCATTATGAAAAGTAAACCTATGTGGGTGCAGCATGTGTGTCAGTGGCACCTCCTTCAATATCTTTTTAGATTTCTCAACCCATTGTTTTGTATGGACATAGCATCCATCTAACCAGACAGTCTTGGAACCGTTAGGAAATAGTTTGTGGGGACATAGTTTTGCATAGGCAGACAATCTTCTAGGATCATCGACCTCATCATATACATGTGCAGGTATATCTCTGAACTCCCAAGGTCCTTTCTTTTCAACCTTACCATCAGTGAAACAAACATACTTGACATCAGGATCATAGTACATGTCGTCTGGTATGGTATCATACCAATTAGTTATGCTAGTATAGATTATTATCTGATCTCTCTTTGGGTCGTCCCATTCAATAGCGTACGAGTATGAACCTGCATCACCATAGAAAGGTTGGTTTGTGATACGATCTGTGCCTGTCCTATAGTATGTGTGCCAATCATATAATCCTGTCACATCAGTCAAGAGTTCTACAAACTCTATTAAATCTACGTCTTCTTTATGATAAACATAGTCACCACATCTATTGTTCCACCACTCACCCTCAGGTTTAGCATCAGAGAATTGATTGATTATATCTCTTGAGTATACTGTCTCACATTTCTGTGGGCATAATTGATATGCAACAGAGAATGATAGTTGATCTCTTATACCACCCTTGTTGTACCACTCCCACCACATATTATTGAACTCATGATCATTCCAACTTCTCCAAATGATAGTGCATAGTGGTGAGAAATATTCTTCAAAGTTGAAGTTAGTCTCGGATAATTCTATTGTAAACTTCAGTATGTCGTCAGGATCTACCCACCCTCTACTGACATACTCTGCACATTCTTCAAGGTATGTGTGTTTGTGTGGGTGTTGCATATATGTGAACCCACCTCTACCTATTATCTCCTCACTCAACCTCTTGAAATCATCATTGAGAAGGTGGACTTTAGATGCGTCTATGTATACACTAGGTCCTTCAAAGGGACACAATATTTTATCCTTTCTACTACTCCTAACTGGGTCACCCAGATCCTCTACATCTGTGATAACCTGCACCCATGATGGTGCTTGCAAATTCTCAATATAATTGTTGGTGTTTATAGTATAGTAGATCATAGCACTCCACTCTTACTCATCATAAATTCATGATTATTCTTTGTATATAGTTTGGGGTGTAGACCTGTAATCTTTCTCAACTCATGTAGTAATTCATCCTTCCTATGATATTGTTGTAGGTCTCCTCTCTGTGGATGCTTACCTCTTCTACCAAACTTATTATGATTACCTAAAGGTATACCTGTCTCTTCTCTATTCTCAATGATTGATGGTATCACATCTGATTCTTTAAGTGCCATATCGAATGCTATCTGATCTCTATTACATCCTACAAGTGACCACTTATACCATGACTCGTTGAACCTATTGATCTCTGGTGATATTTTTCTCCACAATATAGTTCCAAGTGGACTACTATATTTTTTGAAATCATACCCTGCATCCTTCAACCTCTGTGTCAATAGTATGGCATCATCAAAAGAAAAAAATGCACACATAAATCCCTCTAATATTTCATCGTAATATGTGAATCTTGATGGGTGTCTCAGTATAGTAAATGGGAAACATCTTCTACTGTTTCTTATAAAGATAGGAGTATGTTTATAGCATGCATCAACCCATATTGTTTTTGATCCACTGGGAAAAAATAGATGTGGATTCGCCTTTGGAAAAAAAGATAATCTTCTTGGACAATCTATATCAACATCCAGTTTGATATACTCCCATGGTGTAATAGATGTGTCTATCGTACCATCATGAAAACAAACATACCTTACACTAGGATGATAGTAATCTGACACTAGATTATCATATCCATTTGTGATGCATGTGTATATGATTATGTCACCTACATCTGTGAATGTATTTGTATTGAACGTCTTCTTTTCTACTGGTATTATCTTGCGAATGGTATCAACAATGTCACCTGTAGGTTTATGTAACTTATATGATTCTGCATATGATTTTACTCTAGTGCTTTTACCCATATCAATAGCAAGGTCTACTCTGTGTGCTTTGACTACTAAAAACTCTGCAATAGAACTAGATACCTGATCTCTGTTTACACCACTATCATACCATTCTCTCCAGACCTTACACCACTCTACAATTTTGGGGGTCAGTCTCCTCCATATCACACAGTTGATTGTTTGATCATAAAACTTGACTGGATATTTTATATCCTTGATGCGTTTACACATATCAAATATCTCTTCCTTAGTTGAGAACCCATGGTAATATAGTTTCTCAAACTCTCTAATAAGAGTTCTCTTGTCAGGATGTTTTTGAAGAACAAAATCATATTCATCTAAAAGAATCTTAGAGTATTGAATTAGTTCATCAGTGATAGTATATGCAGCATCAATCCACACAGTGACAGTATCAGGAGGAAAGTATACCTGTGGGCAATGTTTAGGATGATATGATTTTCTTACTGGACACTCTTCATCTATCTCTATCTTTCTATACTCCCAACCATTTGTGTCTGGTTTGACACCATCATAGAAACATATAAATTTTACATCTGATTTTGGTGGGGGTGATAATTTATCATATCCATTAGTAATTGATGTATAAAATATCATCCATTCAATTGATCTTTTGGTTGTAGTTGACCTGACAACTCTCCTAATTTTCTATTCGTTACTTCACCTGGTTCACGAGAGAACCACCCAGTCGCTATGTATTTTGATGTATTACCTGTAAGAAATGCACCTCTATGTACATGAGTGTATGCTGCAGGCCATAGTACTATAGTTCCTTTTTTTGGTTGGAATGATACTTCTTGATGGAAGAAATCAGTAGCACCACCAGACTCAACTGGTACATCATTGAGATATATCATCCATGTCAAAACTCTATCTCTATACAAGAAACTACCATTCTCTGAATGCCAAATGTGATATCCTCCACCAGAAGATGTCTTCTGTACCTTACATGTCCATGATGATACAGGGTCTGATGAGTCTAAGATACCTTTCCACTTCTTTGCATACAATTCAAACGCTCCACCCACTGCCCGATTGATTTCCATCGCAAGAGAAGGATCACAAATCTCAAGATATAATTGTTGATCTTTTCTACCAAGGTCACCTTTCTTTCCAAACTGTTTGCTTCCATCACTTGTAGGTGATAGTGCAAGTTCTTTACCTGCCACCTCTGTAACTTTGACTTTCTCTATATGTTTCTTACCATACCAAAACTCAAAAGAATCTATTATAGCATCACAGAAATCCCACTTGACAAAATTATCAAAGACACCTATGGCACCATGGTCAACCATACCTTTGAAATCAGGTTGCTTCAAATCTGGTGGGAGCACAACTTTATTACGACCTTGATCGTATTTCACTCTTTCAATTGACATTTTCAGACTCCTGTTTGCCTTGGTTTATGTAGACCTGTGGTGGTATTCTACCACAATATTCATCTAATTGCATCACTTCTTGTATTTTTACATCGGCACCCTGCTCTCTCCAAAAATCAGTGAGTGCATGGTTACTATTCTTGTGAAAGATTTCTATGTGTTCCTCGTGTATCGCTGATCCCATGTCTAATCTGTAATTGAATAGTGGTGTAGCATATGATTTACCACTGTCAAGTATCAAGTCTTCGGAGACTGCTCTTGGTCTGATGTTTTGGTCGATTTTCCATTGCGATCCTCTGCTGTGAAGTTTGAGAAGTTTAGTTGCATGATGACGAGTAATAAGGTAGCAAGCAGCAGAAAAGTCATTGATAAATCTATGATGTAATTTTAATGTTATACCATTAGGATTTATAATGGTCAACTGTAAGCAATCAAATGCCACAGGTAATCTACGTCTTACATCTTTCCATGTAAAATTCCAATGCCCTGCTAGTGATAGATCAACATCATCTTCCATGATAAAAATCTCATCATAGTCTGTTTCTTCTACAAAGTGCTTGAGTGCAGACAGATGTGACATGACACATGCTATCTCACCATCATTCATACTAGGTGGTACAGTTCCCTTGAGGTATGATTCATACTCAGCACCATCTATACCTGAGATCCTATGGTGATCTTTGATCTCCCAATAGTCAAACTGTTCCTCCATATATTTTTTTCTCTCAGGAAATCTGTCAAGATTTATCCACAAGACAGGAGGGAAATGTGCTAACTTGAATACTGCTTTGTTCTTATCCATTTCTCCTCTTAATATAATCTACCTCATTATAATATTTGATAAGAGATTTCTTACCTTTTACTTTTAGTTCTTCCCATAGTTTCTTGTTCTCTTCACAGTGTGGATTATTGAACCATGAGTTCTTTGTTCTGCCATGCTCAAGATGAAATACATTTTCAGTTAACCTTGCAACGCTTGATAATAAATTGAATCTAAAATATCTTTCATCATCTTCATATCCATATGCTATAAAGTTTTCATTCTCACCACCCAGTCTCTTATACTCTTCAGTGTCAAAGAACTGACAGAATCCATACTTGGCATCCCACTTTCTCAAACAACCATTGAATGCTTCAAAGTTGAATCCACTATTGATAAATGCAGTTGCATGATCATCCTCAATATGGCATTGATACTGATACTCACCAAGACCATATGGATACACAACTTTTACAGGTTGACCACCCTCTACATCAGGATGAACCCATCCCTTTAATATCATATTGGTTGCGTTGATATACGAATCAACGGGTAAGATGATGTCGCTATCATAATTACATACAACAGGTGTCTTCACCATCCACAACATGTCATTGAGAATCTTTGTTCTATGAAAAGTAAAGTCATCACTCTCTTCAAATACATGAGTGATACAGTTCAGCATCTCTGGTTCAAGTGCTTGCTCTAGTAATGGTTGTACATCACGTAGATATACTGACTCCTTATCTACTTCTTTGACAATAATTCTACATGCAAAATTACGAGTGAGATATATCAATGATGTTATAATATTTCTCATACGATCAGCAGTCTCAATCCTAAGTGGTATGATAAACGTGCACTTAGCAAGATTGAATCTATTTACTTCTTGTCCGTCGATCATAGCACCTCCCAATTGTCACAGTATAGATCAGATGTATCATGATCTTTTGTGTAACCTGTACCAAACCATTTCTTTGGAGCAATAATTCTCTTATCAGGATTTTTACTCAACCATGAACCCCACCATGAAAATGATGAGTTAGCAATAATAAAATCAGAACACAAAGACATCATGCACAAATCTGCAAGATTGTCACCACCTTCTGAGATAAGGAACCTGTCATCAGAGAACTCAGTACTACACCATTCAGGATCATCAGAAAAAATAACCACTGTACGATGCTTATCAAACTTTGACAATGCAGTATCATAATATTCTTTGGGGCAGGGTGGATGGTTGTCACAGTTTTGTATGTAATCACCACGACGTACGTGTAGTGCAATTGGATCTTCAACAGTCGAGATCATATCTTCGCATGGTGCTTTGATCTCATTCTTGAACTCGAAGTCCTGTCGTATATCTTCTTCTATATTATCAAAGTATTTTGTGCTCTGCAAATATGCATAGACATTATGTCCGTCTGGCATATTATCATATAAATTTTTATCGAAGTGAAAGTGTGCTTCGTTTACATAAGGACCTGCACATAGTCCTATGTTTGTCAGACCTTTGAGTTTGAATGCTTCAAATAACTGATGATCATTCCACTCATCTTTGAAGTCACTCTCTGGTATCATGAAATCAAAACCACGGTGAGCAGCAATACCTCTGAGTCCAGCATACTGGAACATCTGATTGCCTAGTCTTCCGTGTCTTCCAAGGTGGTTGAATCCTATTGTCATAATAAATGTTTCTTCTTCAGATATTCAATCTCCTCTGGTATGAGGTGTTCATTTGACCTTTGTGTTTGGTTCCTATGTTCTCTGTTTGATATATGTATGTCCTCTAGAACCACAGGATCTCCAAGCATTGTATATAATCTATAGTACATGTCACAGTCCATCAACATGACCAACTTCTCATCAAAATATTCTCCAAGACCATTCCTAATAGCAAGAATTGAAGGAGAACTAAGAGTGTTGACACCCTCCAATAATCTGTCATTGTAAACTGGTAACTTTGGGTTGTAATGTGTCTTACCATTATCAAGAGTGTGAGCAAAACCTGTCACTGCCCATCTTACTCCGAAGTCAAATGCTTTGTCAAGTTCTTCTGTAAGAGTTGTTGTAAGTATGAAATCATCTGAGTACAGTATCTTTATTATCTCTCCCTCTGCCATCATCATGGCATTGTTTGTGTTGACAGAGATGTTACCCTCTGGTGCTTTCTTGAAGTTGATGTTTAGTATATCCCAATAGTCATTCAGTGCTCTGAGAATTCTAGTCTGATCACCTTGATGCGACACACATATATCAAAGTCTTTATTTGTTTGATGTGCTAAAGGATATAGTATATCAAACATATATTGCTCACACCTAGCATGGTCGTGAGTAGGAATACAATAACTTACTCTCATAAATCAAGCACTACTTCATATGGTTGACATCTTCTACTTCTTAGTTTGTCTCTGATACCTTGATCAATTGATTCATGTATATACCACTCCTCCATTGTGCAAGGTCCGTTCATTATATCTTCCCCTACTAAATCATATCCATGTTTTTTAAATATCTCTCTGTGTCCATACACATCACCCCATTGTCTGTATAGATCATGCTCATAGGTGACACACTTGAATTGTAATTTATCAAGAGGAAAATTTCTCAACGCTTCCAGAGTATTATGTGGTGGTTCCAAATCAAAAGATAAGTAATCTATCTCTCTTGGTAGACCAAGGTCATCGACTGCTTTTACGTAGTCAAATTTCATAGCATCTGCCTCATAGAGTGTGGTATTAGGACGTACACCTTCCCACTTAGCACATAGATCATGTTCTAATTCTATTGAGAATCCTCTCCAATTATATCCACTCTCTAACAACCATGTATTGTTACCTACGAATGGCACTGCACCACCAACCTCTATAAATGTACCATCAGTCTTTGCATCAGTTACAACCAAAGCAAATACATCTTGCCACACCTGAGAAAAATTCTTCGTCAGATTTTTCATACCCTCAGGTGCTACCTTTAGATACTTATAATCTTTTTTGAACCAATTGGTTTGACCTTCACCACTAATCGGCATTGTTTACATCCTCAATAATTTTACGAGTGAGTCTGGGTACGACATCATTGTCACTATGAAATCTCTTAGCAACCTCATAGTTATTTTCTATCGCTTTCATTCTCTTATCATAGCAGTCTCCATCGAGTTTGCTAACAATCATCTTGAGTTCATCAAGATCATTGAATGTTATGATACCATCCATATGAAACCAGTCACCTATGTTAGGACAACCAAAGTATATGGGTATAGTTTTAGATGCAAAACAATCTATTATCTTCTCGGTAAAGTAATTCTTTTGTTGAGAGTTCTCTACAGCAATGTGGAACTTAGAACTTTCAAAAAAATCATTCCTTCTTTCATGAAATGGTGGTGACATGTGTGAATAGTATTGAATACCATTTGACACATCAACCTCTTTCAAATATTCATATATGTCTATTCGTAATTTATGACCCTTGCTCTGATTCTTACTGCTCGTGACAAAGGACACGTTGTTAGTCTTGTTTATCTTCAAGTCCTTGAAGTCTAACCAACTACTACCCCACTCAAACAATTCTGCCTGTGGATACCTGTCAATAAAACTCTGACAGAAAGTGTATATCTTATCAAACTTATATGCAGATCGTATTGCCCCTTCGCTTACTGTTGGTAGAATAGCAAGTGGTTCTGCTAGAAATAAAATCTTATAGTCTGCTGACTTATCATGATCTAAGTTGTCAATGGAGATACTTACTTTCTTATTGAAATCAAGTCCTCTGTCACCCCATGGGTTCCACCACAGTGGGTATATGCTCGCAGATTTCATCGTATGTTTTGGAAATGATAATGGAAACCAAAGGTTTCTTCTTCACTGTCAGGTAGCGTGTCTTCCCTAGAGAATTTACTCGCCACCTCGACGGGAGCATACACACATCCTTGTGCCTCGAAGATGTGTCGGTTGTGGCAGCATATGTTCCCGTCCTCATTATATAGTCCAGCATTCTGGTGTTTATAAAATGTACCTTCGTTTACTTCCCAAGGGACGGTGACTTTACTGGGGACTTCGAGAAGACGCTTGGAGCGTAA